TTTGCTGCCATCAGGTCAATAGTTTGAACACCTTGGAACTCATGTTCTCCAGATGCGTAGTGACCACGATAGGTTCCACTCACATATTCACGAATGTCTTTGAGGATTTCTTCCTCGTCATATTTCCATTGATGATCCATCACGCCTCCATAATCATAACTAAGTCATCATGATAGCACTCTTTGATGGTGCCGTCAAGATCTTGTACAAATAAAGTGAATCTATTCCCACCTTTAATCTTCACTGTTTCTCCAGTCTTTAGTCTTGCCAGAGCACCGACCCATCCGTGAAAATCTTTACGTTGGTTCGATGGGGTATCTGTATGTGCCATAGTTGCCAATGTAGTAAAGGAACTTGTTGATGTTTGGTTCTTCATTTAAAAGAGATCGGATACATTCTTGGTAGCTCTCCCAGTCTTCTTGAACGTCGTGTCCAAGAGTAATGGACACGACGGTTGGTTGTCTCTCAGTCATTCGTCACCTCAGGGAAGTTCTCGTCACGAATCTCCTGAACAACATCAGCATCGAGTTTGGTGTAGAGATCCCAGAACACTTCCTTCACCTCTTCGTCGAAACGATTGATACAGGATTTGATTGCTTTCTCTTTCTTACCAAAGATGCTAAAAGCACGGATGATGTGGACAAGGCGACGAGTAGAAATCACTTCATCAACACCACCATCCTTAAAGGTCTTCCGGATAATGTCTGCCCAATCAACCAAAGACTTACAGAAGGCACGATCTTCGATGCCAAGATCCAGAGAGATACCCTCAATAATCTTCAGTTCAGTAGCAGCGGTAGGATAGTCTTGCTCGATAGTGAGAGCAAAACGCTCAAGGAATGCTTCGTTGAGCACATTGGTGCCGATGAAGCGACCATCGTCAGAACCTTTACCCTTAGTGTTAGCAGTGGCAATAATGTTGAAACCAGGAGCAGGTTGGATATACTGACCGGTCTTCTTCAGGAAGATTCCTTTACCTTCGAGAATGGACTGGAGACAAAGAATCTTATTAGATGCAAGGTCCACTTCATCCAGAAGCAGGATTGCCCCACGGCGGAGGGCTTCAATGACAGGACCGTCATGCCATGCCGTCTCGCCATTAGCAAGGCGGAACCCACCAATAAGGTCGTCTTCATCGGTTTCAATGGTAATGTTTACACGAATGAGTTCACGGTTGAGAGCAGCACATGCCTGCTCAACACCAAAGGTCTTACCATTACCAGACATACCAGTGATGAAGGTAGGGTAAAAGATACGAGATTGAATGATTTTCTTGAGATCAGTGTAGTTACCAAAAGGAACAAAGGTCTGATCCTTAGCGGGAACCAAAGAACGAGTGATAGAGGCATAGGATTGCTCCATCTGTTCCCGTGCTTCAGAAACAGTCAGGTTCCACTTACCACGACCGGTCTTGTATTGCTCAAGTTTCTTAGTCACAGTTTGATAGGTGGTGCCGTTCATAGCACACCAACCTTTGACATCAGCAGCAGAGATGTCAGTGCCATAAAGTTCGGTCAGGGAAGTCAGGATGTAGTCAGCAGAGAGTGCCATTGGTTGTTTTGTGTTGATGAAGTTAGTATAGGGCAGAGTGGGAGCAGAGTCGGGGCAGAGTGGACAGTCTCTCAACTGACCACTGCAGCGAAGGAAGAAAGAATCTTCTTATTGGTTTTTTTAGATTTGAGACTCTTAACAAAAGCAGATTTGATTTGAGTCTTTGTGGCAGTGTCAGCAACATCAAAATCAGTGTTGGAAGAAAGACTGGTGTTAGCCATGAAGTAGAGAGAATCATAACCAACGCTATTGAACTCCCATGTTTTTTCTTTCTTCCACTTTTTCATTTCAATATCGGGAACGGACCAGGAAGGGGAATCCGAAATCGTGGCGTAACGATAATAAGAAGTGAAATCACCAGTGTTACCAATACGGAATCCAACCAGATTGATCTCAGGAAACTTATCCTTCAGGTTCTGAAGAAGAACTTGAGTAATAGAACGATAGTCACTATTAACCTTATAGGTTTTGCCAAGTTTACGATCACGGAGCTGGTTACCCTCATCAAAAGTTCGGGATCCGATATAGTCATTGCCATGACGATCGACTTTGACAGAGTATTGGCATCCGGCAGATTCACCGTCAGTCAGAATACATACAGTAGTTTTCTGTGAACCAGTCTGTTTCTGGAAGGCAGGGATTACATCATGAAGAGTGATGATAGCATCATTCAAAGGAGTGCCACTCAGATCACATCCCATGGGGACATTATAACGGTCATAATAATAACCAGGGGAGAAGTAATAAGCAAAACGATAGAGATTGAGAATAGATTTCTCAAAATCTTTAGACTTAGCAGAAGAAGAAACAAAGTTGAGCAGACTGGTTCGCTGGTGAACACCAAGTTTTAGATGCTCACGGGCACTTTTTTCTTTAGTGTAGTCATGTTCAGGATTAATAAAATGGTTGTTCCACTCATAGGTAAAGGCATACAGTTCAAAAGGAATCTGAACCTTACGGCAGAACCACATAAGATTAATCAGTTGTTTCACGGTGGGCTCAATGATATTGCCCATAGAACCAGACCAATCAAGAATAAAAATCATGCCATGGTTCTTACCATCAGGAAGGACAGTAACCTTCTTGAACAAATCATCATTGTACTTATAAGTATGTAGCTTTGAAGTGTCAAGAACACCAGTCTTAGATGTTGCTGCCCTTGCATAAGCATCAGCAGATTTCTTACACTCAAACTCTTTCACAAGATAGTTAACTTCTTGCTGAGCAGATGCTTTGTATTCACGGAACGCTTTGTCAGCATGTTCAAAAAGATTCATGTCTTCTTTTTGTTCTTGCTGAGAGATCCAACTTTGTTCGATGTATTTGTGAAGAGAGTTGAAAGGAACAATGATCTCATCGAGATTATTCTTGCCGATCTCTACATACTCCACATTCCAGACCTTGCTATTGTTACTGTTAAGTCCCTGAGCATTTTGATCAAATGCTTTCTGAGTTTCAGAACGTTCTTCATCAGGACCAGAAGCACCTCCACCCTGTTGTTGAGATTGATTGCCAACAGGAGCATCTTCATTGGCATTACTTTCTTCGTTGGCATTGTCGTTGGCATTCTCACCCTGTTCCTGAGAGGGAACATTCTGGGGCATACCACTACCACTACCGGTAGATTGTTCCTGAGCAGGAACATCAGCAACCTTCTCTTCCTTCTTCCGTTTGATGAAATCATTCAGCAAACGAACAATAACAGTAACGTCAGCAAAAGTTTCTGCTTCTTCAATCATAAAGAGAAAGTGCTTCTCGTCATCTTGAAAAGGAACGAGAGCAAAAGCACCAATCTTAAAGTGGAGATTGATACGGTCAATCAGGCTAAAGGTGCTGAGATCTTTATCTTTGATTTCAAAGAAGTCATCGTTGTTTAGTTCGGTATATCCCTTGAAGAAGTCACGGGCAAGACCAGGATAACGACGCTTGATCATCTTCTCGATACGAGCATCTTCCACCACATTGTAGTAATCGTGAGGGATATCCTTCTCCCAACATCCTTCCTTGGTGCCGGGAGTGTAGAGAGCGTGACCGACTTCATGACCGACAAGCAGATCATAGACAGTCTCACTTGCTTTCTCCCACAGAGGAAGAGTGAGCACACGGTCATCGACATTGAAAGAAGCCGTGCTGACTTTACGGTGCTCAACCACAAGGTTCTCGGTGGCAAGCAGGCGGGCGAGGTTGCCCTTGATCTCTTGGTTATACATGGGTTGTTTCGCTGATGTAGATACTATAAGACCCCCGACGCTTGCCGGAGGTCTTGAGGTGACAGTTCTTCAAGTGTCTGAGGGCTTGCTTCCTTGCTTTGAGTCTCCCCTTACAAGTGCCCTTGCCGTTCTTGTCTTTACCAGAGTTGTGTTGCCAGTTGGGTGTCATTGTCCTGTGTATGCTACACAGTATGTATACCACAAGATCAGGTCGCTGTCAACACGCTGTAGTTCTTTACCTTCTCGAAAGTGAATGTCTTGTCAAACTTATCGTTCATAGACTCACGGTGACTGATAACAAATACATTTGTATTATCATCAAAGTTTCTAAGGATCCATCCGAGTTCACTACCACCAGACTGGTCAAGAGAACCATCAAAGATCTCATCTAAAATAAGGAGGTTAGTATCGACGCTATTCTTAAGTTTAGCAACGCTACGCCAAGTAAGCAGCAGAGCGATATCAATACGAGCTTTCTCTCCCTCACTGAAGGATTCGTAAGAAAAGACATCTCGGTATCTTGATTTAATCGTTTCTTCAAAGTTCTCGTCCAAACTAAAGTCAACATAGAAATCCATGTTCTGAAGATACTGAGCGATTAACTTGTTCATCACTGGTAGATACTTCTTAATGATACGTGATTTGATACCACTATCTTTGAGAAGTTGTGATGCTGTTGCTAAACAATCCATTTCTTCTTTAGAACTGGCATACTGAGACTCCATCTTCTGAAGTTCAGCGATGTAATAGTTTAGCGTCTCTTGTGCTTCATTCGTCTCCGTCTTAAGATTTCTTAAAGATTTCAGTTCGGATTCAATACTGATGGTCTCGGCATTGTTGTGATCCTGTGACTTATTATTAACAGCAAGATCTGTTGTGAGCTCACCTACTTTGTCCGTGAGAGCAAACATATGTTTCTCTCGTTCTTCAAAACGAACAACTTCGTTTTGAACTTCGGTCATCTCAATCCGTAAAACATTTACTGCTGAGATAATCTCTTCCAGTTTTTCTTTCTTGATGTTTTCAGAAATATGCTGGGAGCATGTAGGGCACGTTGTCTTCTCGGTAAAGAAGTTATGTTGATCTCTAAACTGAGCAACCTTTAGTTCAATGTTTCCCTTTTGCTTGAGAACTTTTACTCTCTCGCTTTTATCTTTAGCATACAAAGCAATACTCTTGTTAACATCTTCAAGATTCATAAGCAGAGCAGCTGCCTGGTTTTTGAGATCTTCTTTCTCCTTAACAAGAAACTTAAGTTTCTCTTCCTTGTTAAGGATATCAACTGTATTCTTTTTCTGAACCTCCGTGATATGTTTCTCTTGGATACTTTTCTTCTCTTTGAGAATGTCGATGTTGTAATCAAGATCACGGATCTCAGTGTTACCAACTTTGATCTTTTCCTTGAGGTTCTGATTCATCACAGAGAAGATTTGGATGTCAAGGATATCCTCAATAATCTCACGACGAGATGCTACAGGCAATCTCATAAAAGGAACAAAGGTAGAAGAACCCAGAACTACAATCTGGGTGAAAGATTTGTAGTTCATCTTGAGCACATTCTGCTCAAAGTTCTTCTGCTGATCTACAACTGTTGATTCCTGATTCCACAGTTGTCCGTTGTGGTAGATCTCAAACTTTGCTGGTTTGATTCCACGAACAACCTTGTATTCATTCTTGCCAATACGAAACTCAATCTCTACAACACAATCCTTTTCGTTGATACTATTGACAAGCATGGGCTTGTTGATCTTACGAAATGGTTTGCCAAAAAGAGAAAAGGTAAGGGCATCCAAAATGGTGCTCTTACCTGCTCCGTTCTTGCCGACAATCAGATTAGTCTTCTCATCGTTCAGATTGACTTCGGTGAATACGTTCCCTGTTGACAGGAAGTTTTTCCAACGAATAGTCTCAAAAATAATCATGTCAAATCTTCAGGTGGTATCAACAGGGTGTCTTCGGTTATTATAGCATACTTCTGATCTCGATCTTCACATGCCTCTAATATAACTTCATCATCAATCTCAACTACCTGCATAGCTGGGTAGTCTTCTGCCTCTATCATGATAAAATATCTCTCAGCGTCGTCAGCATTCTCAAACAAAGGAATAATATGGTCTCCCGAATCATCGATAACCGAAAAAACTCCCTCGGGTTTATCCTTAAGGGTGAGAATGTACATTAGACTGCTTCACAACTTTCTATGTATAGAGTATTTAGGAGACGCTTTAGTTTTTCCTTATCTACGGATACTTCTACTTCATCGACGTATTCACCAAGAAGTGTCATAGTATCTTTGATCTCGATGTCATCATTGATTTCTCCAGTATCGTTGACAAGAGATTCGATAATCTTTACTTCATGAACACCAGTATCATACAGTTTGTCAATCACTTTCTCAAACTGTAGGTAATCATTCTTTTCCTCTACAATAACTTTGACGAAGCAATCTTTGTATTGATCGTAGTCAATCTCTTGATGTTCAGTGTCGTTGTAGTAAAGTTTCTGAAAGATCTCGTATGGGTTCTCAATGTAAGTAAGGCGATCAGTTTCTGTATCATAGATATGGAATCCACGCTTGTCCTTGTAATCATTCCAGAACATCTGGTAGGGATTACCAAGATACTGGATGTTACCTTTCTTAGACTTGTGATGGTAGTGACCAGACCAGACACGATCAAACTTCGAGAATGGTGCTGGATCCATACCATGCTCCATCTTCATGCCAGGGGTTACCTCAAATCCCGTGAGTTCAAGATGTCCACATACAATGTTTGCGTCACTGTTTGTAAGCGTTCGAAGAATCTCCTCTTGATTTTCGCTATTGATCCAAGGGAGCATGAGGAACTTTTTGCTTCCGAGTCTGATGTGGTCTGGTTTGGAGTAGATGGAGATGTTGTCATATTGCTCTAACAGTAACTCTGGTGAATTAATCCTATTAGTATTTTTATAATAAGTACAATGATTACCGATGAGCATATGCACTTTGTAATCTTTGAGTCTATCAAAGTAACAAGACTTGGCACGTTGGAACGTATTGAAATCCATTGACTTACGATTATCAAAAGTGTCACCTAAGTCAATGATCGTATTAACCTTATGCTTCTCTAATGTAGGGAAGAACACGTTGTCATAAAACTTTTGCCAGAAGTTCCAAAAGGCAAGAGATCCCTTTCGACCGTCAAGATGCTGGTCTGTGATGAGTGCTATTTTCAAAGTTTTCCTCCTACTACACCAGAGTTTACCACACGGGTATGGTCTTGTAAAGTACCTTCCTGAAGACACTTGAGATGCCACCGAGACACATGGAGCACACTTTCATATGTGACACCAGTAATAAAATGTTGTCCTAACGGTTCTTTCAAAATAGATGTAAACAAACCAAAGCGAGTCTTCTTAATATAGAAAGCATCATCAATCCACTCAGCATCTTCTGGAATATTTTTTTCAATAGTTCCACCAAAAGAATCGGATAGTTGTGGTTTTGTCATCGGTTCATTCTCGTCTCAATGTTCTCTTTGATATTAGACATATCAGAATACTGTTGATTCATACCAGACATATCACCGGAGTATGAATCTGTATGCATCACATACTCATGTCCAGATTTTTCCAAGATTTTATTTTTAATGTCCTGCTGTTTATTTTCCTTAGCAATACGGCGAAGGAAAGCATAGTAGATAATCTGAGTAAAATAAGCAAAAGGATTTTTTGATTTTTCAGGATCAAAGTTATGGATGTATTGTACACAGTTTTCAATGCCATCCGAAATCATGTCATCTCTATAAGTATAGTTGACAAAGTTTGGTTTAAAAGATAATCGATTAGCAATCTTTAAAAAACACTCGCCAATATACCTAGGAATAACAGGAGTTGTTTTCCCTTGTTCTTTTGCTTTTTTACATTGAGATTTATAAGTGATTAGAGCATCTAGAAAATCTTGATTATTTACATAATGTTCTGGATTCTTTTTTGGCATTGGACATGATGGATTGCTTATTTGATACCCATTATACAGTTGTCACAGAACGCTGTCAAGGGGGCTTGACAGAACCTCAGAAACTTAGTACAATAACTCTGTTAAGGGTTGAAGGTTAGTTATAGCTTTTAGCTATTCTTATAGATCTTTTCTAGAAACGTTTTGGTTTCTTTAACTGAACCTAGATACCCCATACGACGGGAAAACCTTTCTAGTTTAATATCTGGTCCTTGATCATCATTCTCCAATACGTTGATGTAGAACTCTTCAATGTTTTTATCTAGCTCTGTCATGGTAACAATATGTTCCATTTTGATAACAAACATATCATCATAAGTTGAATGAATCCATTCCTTGAGAACAAACCCAGACACATCTTTTCCTTTTTTTCTTTTAGTTACCTTTTCAACTAACATGGGGTTAGCCACTAAAAGAGAATCTTCATCCGGAAGATAACAAACTTTAGCGACTATTTCTTCACCCGATGCCAGTTTTAAGGTTGAGTAGAATTCTTCTTCCATTACCTTAAATCTATTTTGATTACTTCGTATTTAAAGTTCTCTTCTTTATAGATTTCGATTCGTTTTTTTAAATGTAGCAACGTGTAGTTTTTTCTATTGTCAGAAGAGATATCATCAGCAATATCATAAAGAGTAGCCATATCTTTACCTTCTCCTTTTCTCAGTAC